CCACCATGCCCGTCTTCGATCTTGGCAACTCCGTCGCCGTCGTCCCCATGCACAATCCGGCCACCTACTCGGCGGACCGAGACGGGGCAGTGGTCGACACGGTGAACTTCGCGTATGCGTTCATCGTCTTCCATGCGGGGAACATCGTGAACCCCGAGCAGATCGTCTTCACCGTCGAGGAGGCCGAGACTGCGTCTGGGTCCTTCTCCGCGTGCAAGATCCTGGGCACGGACACGGACGCCCAGATCCGTATCCAGAACGCCCAGGACGACAGCTGCCTCATCGTCCGGATCGACCTGAACAACACGAAGAGGTTCATCCGAGCTCGCGCGGATCACTCGGCCTCGGCGGGTCACACCTACGCCGTGTCGATGGTCCTCCTTCCGTACAACACGGACGCCACCACGTCGGACACGGGTGCTGCGTCTGCTCCCACCCTGTCCATCTGAGGAACCTCATGAAGTACCGCGTGAAGAAGGGCCACCACATCACCTACCCCGACGGGTCCATCCGTGGGGAGAGGGGGTACATCGTCGACGGCTCCGCCTATTACGAGCGGCCGACCCTCGAGGACTTCGCCGACGCGCTCGAGCGCACCGAGCGCCAGGCGGTCCCGTCGCCCGTGAACGTCGACCTCTTGTGGTCGAAGCCTGAGCCCATCGTCGAGCCCGAGCTGAAGAAGGCGACCAAGAAGAAGGCGACGAAGAAGAAGTCGGCCAAGAAGAAGATCGTGGACAAGATCCTGGGCAAGGACGACGACGGGGGTGACTCGTGATCTACCGCGTCCACGAGGGGGAGATCGTCCTCTGGCCCGACGGCAGCATCCGTGCGACGGACGGGCAGACCTTCGACGGCTACGACACCGAGGGCACCTGGGCCTCCAGGGAGTACGCCCAGGCGATCCTGGGGCGCCAGGCGCCCAAGTGCTACGTCCGCGAGGAGGACCAGGGCTCCGCCCCCGAGGTCGAGATCATCCCCGACTCCATCCGCGACCACCTCGCGGCGATGGCGGGGGGCGACTTCGAGGCGGTCAAGTCCGTCGTGAAGAAGAAGGCCACGAAGAAGAAGGCGTCGAAGAAGCCCGCAGCTGAACGACTCGCAGACCCCGAGGAGTAAATGGACGCCACAACGATCGCGCGGGTGAAGGCCCTCCTGGACATCACCTCGTCGAACTACGACGCGGTGCTCACGACGATCGTGGCGGCGGTGTCGAAGCGGATCGAGACCTACCTGGACCGACCTCTTCTCCAGACGAGTCGGACGGAGACGTACCCGATTCGGCCTCGGCAGAACAGGCTGTTCCTCCGCGCGTACCCGGTCGACTCGGTGAGCTCGATCAAGATCGCGCCGGACTGGAACTACGCGGCAGCGACGGCGGTGGAGACCGACGACTACAACGTGACCTCGGACACGGGCACCGTCCACTTCTCGTTCTACCCGATCACGAACTACCTCGACTCAAACTACGAGGCAGCTCCGGACGCGATCCAAGTGGTCTACACGGGGGGGCTCGCGACGAACACGACGAACCTGATCAACGACTACCCCGACATCGCGTTCGCAGCTGACCTCCAGTCGGTGGCGATGTGGCGTCGACGGGACACCCCCCAGGGGAACTCGATCAACGTGGGCGGCGGGTCCATCTCCTACGAGAAGCCCCTCAACCTGGTGCCCGACGTGATCGAGGCCCTGACCCCGTATCGCCGCCTGAGGTTCGCGGCCAATGGCTAGCATCCGTGGCGATGGGTGGGTGATCCGCTGGAACCGCGACAAGCTTCAGATGAAGCTGGCGGAGGGAGACACGGATCTCGATCGCCAGATGAAGTTCGCCTTCCGCGACATAGCTGCGGACATCCCGGCGATGGTCATCAAGAGGATGGTCGGGTTCACGCCTGGCAGAAAGAGCTCCTCATCTCCCATTCAGAGCCGCACGGCTAAACTCGCCGCCACTATCACGGGCAGGAGATTCGGGACGAAGGCGGACGAGATGGGCGCCTTCATCATGGCGGGCTCGAGCACCGTCCCGTATGCGGCCGTCCAGGAGTTCGGGACTCGTGGGGCTGGTGGGACCTTGCCGGACATCCAGCCCAAGACGAAAAAGTATCTCACCATCCCCCTCCCGAACATCCTCACCCCTGGCGGTGACGTGAAAGGCGATTACCGCCTGACCCAGCGGGGCGGTAAGCACATGACCGCTGGAGGGGTTCCGACGTTCATCAACGACGGGGTGATCATGATCGAGCAGGGCGGTAAGCCCGTGCCGATCTACGCCCTGAAGAAGAGGGCATCGATCCCGCCTCGACTCCGGATGGGCAAGACCATCGAGGAGCAGGACGAGTTCATCGAGAACCGGATCGTGGAGGCCCTCGAGAAGGCGATGCCGAAGTGAGCCATCCCTCCGTCGACACCTGGGACGTGACCGTGGCGTTCCCCCAGGGATGCCTCCTGGACCGCCGTGCGGTGATCGCGCCCCTGGACTCCCCGCTGATCTCCCGTCGGCAGACCCTCTCCTCGACGGGTCCGAACGGGAAGAACCTGGTGAGGCAGTGGGCGCTCAATCTTCGCGAGCTGACGCCCCAGGAGTACGCGCAGATCATCGCCATCCTGGACAACTCGGCCTCGGGGTGTGAGCCCATCGATCTGACCCTTCGCGGATTCGAGCTCGCGGGGGGAGCCAGCGAGACCGTCCAGGTCCGCGTGATGAACGACTCCGTCCGAGTCCGCGCCATGAGCCCCGTTCTCTTCCAAGTCGACCTCGAGGTCGAGGAGTTCCTCCATGCCCCCTAGCGGCACTCCGGTCAAGGAGCAGATCCTCGACAACCTCCAGACGACGCTCGAGGCCATCACCGCAGGCGCGGACTATTACAACTCCGTCGCCCTGGTGAACCGGATCAACACGGTGCCCGTCGAGGTCGCCGAGTATCCGGCCATCATCATCACGCCCCTGGGGTCGGACTACGACCAGCCTGGAGTGGCGACCACGCTGGCGATCCGCGTGAACTATCGGATCCGCCTCACGCTCATCCTCCGGACGCGGGACAACCCGTCCGAGGAGCTCGAGAACTTCATCCGCGACGTTCACAAGGCTCTACTCGTAGACATCACCCGAGGCGGACTTGCCATCAACACGCGGATGCTCTCGGACGACGTTTACTATCCGACTCAGATCGAGGAGCCCGTGGCGGTGGCCGATTGCACCATCACCGTGGACTTCCGCACCCTCAGGACCGACCTCAACTCAGCAACCTAGGAGAACGCCAGAATGGTCTTCCGCAACTTCGACAGACTTCTCTTCGCGGCATCCGAGTCGACTCCGGGTACTGCCGCCTCGATCACGACCTCGACCGACTTCTTCGAGGTCATCGAGCCCACCTTCACGGTGACGCCGCTGATGTTCGAGCGGTTCACCAAGTCCCAGACGCTGACGACCCAGGTCCAGACGGTTCCTGGAACGGCGAAGAACACCCCCGTGGCGACGTGTGAGATGTCGTTCGGCGTCGAGCTGGCGGGACCTGGGACGGCGGTCTCGAGCGGCACGGCCCCGAAGATCGACCGCCTCCTGCGGGCGTGTGGATTCGCCCCAGTCTCGAACGTCGCCAAGTACGCCGTGACGAGCACCACCTACTCGAGCGGCCCCTTCTACCACAACGAGAACATCGAGGGCACCTCGGGCTCCTTCTCCTCGGCGGACGCCAAGTCCTTCGGGTGCAACGCATACGGGGACTCCGAGTTCCTCGCCTACTCGGCGGGCACCCTTGGGGCGACGAGCATCAAGTCCGAGCACTCGGGCGCGACCGTCACGGCGACGGGAACGAGCGCCACGCAGATCGGCGTCGGCTATACCCCGGTGACGGCCTACACCGACGACTCGGCCAACACGACCGTGACCCTACGGATGGTCGTCGGGGGCGGCGGTGAGTACGTCGAGATGAAGGGGGCGAAGGGCACCTTCGACATCACCTTCACCCACGGCGATCGGGTCGTGATCAACTTCACCTTCTCGGGTGTCCTCAATGAGTACAAGGACACGAGCGTGTCCCTGCCCACGGACCACGTCTACACCGCAGAGGTCCCGCCCGCCTGGATCTCCACGGGCATGAAGGTCCAGGAGGACACGGCTGCCTCCGCCTACTGGACGGGATCTCTCTTCAACGCCCTCACCCTCACGATGGGCAACGAGGTCACGATCCGAGAGGACACGAACGCCACCAATGGATACTCCCACGCCGTCATCACGGGGCGAGCTCCGCAGCTCACCTGGAACCCGGACGCCGTGGTCTCCACGGGCAACTACGACTTCTGGGACAAGTTCCTCGCCGGGAAGCCCGCCCGGATGAGGTGGTCCGTCGGGTCGACCGCCGGAAACCAGATCGACTTCATCGTGACCTCCGCCCAGTTCTCGGGGATCTCGGACGGGGACCGGGACTCGGTGTCCATCCTGGACACGACGACGATGCTCACGGGCGGCTCCTTCGGCTCGTCGATCATCACCGCGGGAGGCTCGCCGTCCTCGTCCACGATGGGCGCGGACAACGAGTTCCAGATCCTCTTCCGCTGATGCTAGGCTAGGCCAGCGGGGGCACCAGAATAGGTGGCTCTCGCCACCGTGCTGCACCTTTCCGGGCCTCCCCCTCGGTCCGTGGTGCCCCCGCTCTACACCTAGCCCGACAACTGCATCATGCCGATCGCTCTCGATCCGAAGTCCACGTTCCCCTACGTCCTCGAGGAGGACCGCGAGCTCCCCGAGGACCAGCAGACGGTCTTCCAGCTGCGCGGCCTCACCGTCTCCGAGGAGGCCCAGGTCTCCGATTCGATGCTCCTGGCTCACTCGGGGACCGACGAGGTGGCATTCCGAGCAGGGACCCAGCAGCTGACCGTGCTCCGGTTCGGCCTTCGCGGGTGGGAGAAGTT